AGGTCTAGTAGATCAGCTTATTACGTATTAGGAGTTGACGTTGGCCGTATAGGATGTACGTCGGAAGTAGCTGTTTTTAAGTGCACCCCGCAACCGCAAGGAGCAGCAATTAAATCTTTAGTTAATCTTTATACTTTTGAGGAGTAGCACTTTGAACAACAGGCAATACATATAAAGAAAATATATTATAAATATAAAGCTAGAAAGATTGCATTGGATACAAACGGTTTAGGTATTGGTCTTTTAGACTTTATGGTGTTAGCACAGGAAACAGATGACGGAGACTACCTTCCGCCTTTTGGTGTTTAGAATGATGAAGAAGGTGTTTATAAAAAAATTTTTAAAGGAATATCTTAGTATTAGAAAGATGCTATATTCCAAATAAAAGCTAACGCTCCAATTAACACATAGGCTTATTCTTATGCTCAAACACAAATGTCAAGTGGAAAAATTAAATTTTTAATTGATTAGGCTTAGGCTAAAGCAAAATTAATGTAGACAAGAACAGGTCAAAATATGACTCCAGATAAAAGAAATGAATATCTTCGTCCTTTTGTTTTAACTACAGTATTAAGATAGCAAATGTTAAATTTAGTATAGGATAACGAAGGTGTAAATATTATTTTAAAACAAGATAGTCGCGGAATAAAAAAAGATAAATTTTCTGCTTTTGTCTATGGATTATATTTTATTAAACAAGAAGAGTAGCGGAGTCGTAAAAGAAAAAAGAGAGATTTAAGTAAAATGTGTTTATTTACACCTTATTAATTTTTATAAAATAATGGACAAAATTTAACAAAAAGATTTTTTTATTTTTAATATTATTATAGTTAAAGAAAGGAGAATATATTTTATATGAAGTCTTCTCGTGCAGAAATAAAAATATGTTAGATTTTATAGCAGGCAGGTCTAGATTTTCAGGAAGAATATAGTTTTCCTGATTTAATAGGTCGTGGCGGCCATGCTTTACGTTTTGATTTTGCTGTTTTTGATGATGATGGAGAATTATGGTTTTTAATTTAGTATCAAGGTATTCAACATTATAAAGCAAAAAGTGTTTTTGGCGGAATGTCAGGGCTAAATCAACAACAGTACTATGATATGCAGAAACGTTAGTATTGTAAAAAGCATGGTATAAAACTTTTAATAATCCCGTATTGGGATGAATATCAGATAAGTTATGATTATATTATGAACTTAGCTGATGTCTATTGAAGGCGGTGATTTTTTGGTAAATAGAAAAGAAGAGATAAAGAAAAAAGGTTTTAGAATGAGACCTTCTTTACAAGATACCAATGAAACATACTCCCCCGCATTAGACTTTTCAAAAATAAAAGTAGGTGTAAAAACTCTTGAAGATGCTGTTGTATCTTTGGGAGAATTTAAAAGAATTAATCCTAGACTTGGTGATAAGCAATAGGTGCTTAAAGCTATCAATAATGGGAATAAAGCTATGATGATAGAAATATCTAATTTCTTTTATCGTACCAGCGGTATTTATGCAAGATTATGTAGATATATGGCATACTTGTATAAATATGATTGGTTTATTACTCCTTTTGTAAAAGGATGTTAGGGCTTATTAGACCCTGATAGCGGATTAGGTAGTATATAGACAAGTGAATAGGATAAAGAAAAGAAAAAACAATTTCAAAATTTCTTTAAAGTATTAAAATTCTTTTAGGCTTTTGAAGTAAAACGCTTTTGTGGTGAGGTTGCTTTAAAAGTAATAAGAAACGGTAGTTATTATGGATATTTATTACCTCAAGGCAATAAGGTTGTAGTGCAATAGTTACCAGTAAAATATTGTAGATCTAGGTTTAAGATTTCAAATCGGCCAGTAGTAGAATTTAATATGAAATATTTTAGAGATGCGTATCCTGATGAAACACAGCGTTATCGTATATTAAAACTTTTTCCTAAAGATTTTCAAAAAGGCTACAAATTATATATTGGCGGAAAGCTAAAACCTGATTTCCCTGGAGACGAGTCAGGATGGTATGTATTAGATCCAAAAAGTACCGTAAAATTTAATATTAATGAAGAAGATTTCCCTCCTTTTATTTCTGTTATTCCCGCTATAATCGACCTGGATGCCGCACAATAGTTAGATAGAAAAAAGATGGCACAGAAACTTTTAAAAATCATTATTCAAAAAATGCCATTGGATAAAAATGGTGATTTAATTTTTGATGTTGATGAAGCACAAGAATTACATAATAATGCTGTTCAAATGGTTAGTCGTGCTATTGGTGTTGATATTTTAACTACTTTTGCGGATGTTTAGGTTGCAGATATGTCTGACAGAGGAACAACAACAACCATTGATGATTTATAGAAAGTATAGAGAACGGTTTATAATGAAGCTGGTGTTTCACAATTACAATTTAATAGTGATGGTAATATAGCATTAAATAATTCTATTGCTAATGATGAAGCATCTATGTATAATTTATTAACTCAGTTTGAATCTTTCTTAAATCTATTGTTAGAACCTTTTAATAAATCACCAAAAAGATGTTATTATCAGGCGCAATTCTTACCTACAACTATTTATAATTATAAAGATTTGGCTAAGTTATATAAAGAACATGCGCAAATGGGTTATACGAAAATGCTTCCTCCCGTTGCGTTAGGTCAAACACAGAGTTCGGTATTAGCAAATGCGTTCTTTGAAAATGATATTCTTGATCTTGTTAGGGTCTTTGTTCCTCCGCTTACTTCTAATGTTATGAATGCAGAGGCTTTACAGCAAAGATCTGCAGTAAATAGAAGTGGTGAAAACGGACAATCTGGTGGTGGAAAAGAACCTTCTGGTAGTAAACCGGAAGGTGCCGGCCGCCCGGAAAAACAAGATAATGAGAAAACAGAGAAAACAATAATGAATAAATAGAGTATGTAAGGAGAAAGATAATGGCATTAGCACATCAAAGTATTGCTACTATTAAATCTCCTGAATTTATAAACTTACAAACCTTAGATATAAATCCTCTAATGTCCTCTTGTGAGATTAAAGTTTTTTATTTAGGAGAAAATCGTAACGGTAGTTTTATATCAAAATAGGTTGCTACGGAAATGGCTAAAACTTTACGTGGCGCGCCTATTGTTGGATATTATAAAAAAGATAAAGAAGATTTCGCAGACCATGGCGATCAAGTCATCTTAGACGATGAAGGTTTTCATTTTAATTGTTTAACTAAACCATATGGTTTTGTGTCTCCTGATGCAAAAGTGTGGTTTCAAGATTTTGAAGATACAGATGAGTTTAATAATAATGTTATTAGAACTTATTTAATGACAACAGGCTATCTATGGACTGGACAATTTGAATAGGCTAAACAAGTTTTTGATGATGGTGGAAAGCCTCAGTCTATGGAATTAGATGAAAAAAGTTTACAAGGTCATTGGGCAAAAAATTCAAAAAGTAATATGGAATTTTTTATTATAAATGACGCAATATTTTCAAAGTTATGTATTTTAGGTGACAATGTATAGCCTTGTTTTGAAGGCGCATCTGTAACCTCTAATACATTTAAGTTAGATAAAGATTTTTCAAATACTTTATTTAGTATGATGAAAGATCTAAAATATGCCTTAGAAAAAGGAGGACAACCAGAAATGGCAAAACTTGAAAATCAAGCTCCTGAAGAAGTAAAGGACACTTTTGTTGAAACTTCTTTTGAGAAAAAAGAAGAAGAAAAGAAAGAAGAAAAATCTGATTCTCAAGGAGAAGGTGCAACAGAAGATAAAGAAGAAGAAGATAAGAAAAAGAAAGAATATACCGCAAAAGAAGATAAAGAAAAGAAGGATTAGGAAAAAGAAGATTCTTCTGACGATAAAGAGAATTCTGCGGAAGAAGAAAAAGAAGATGAAGATAAAAAGAAAAAGTTTACAGCTTTACAGGCTGATTACGAAATCTTATCTCAAAAATATTCTGATTTAGAAAAAGAAATTGCTTCTTTAAGAGAATTTAAACAAAACATTGAAGATAAAGAAAAAGATGCCTTAATTAATCAATTCTTTATGCTTACAGATGATGACAAGAAAGATGTTATTTAGAATAAATCTAAGTATACTCTTGAAGAAATCAAAGCTAAATTAGCAGTAATTTGTTTTGATAAAAAGGTCAATTTTAATTTAGATGAAACTTCTGAAAATGAAGAAGATTAGAAGGGTATTACAACTTTTAATATTATAGAAACAGAAGATTCAAAACCTGAATGGGTTAAAGCTGTTATAGCTACAATGAATAGTAAATATTAATTAGGAGGATAGCAATAATATGAAACGTATAGGATACGCTCAGGTGGAGCCTAACCACCTTTCAGCTAGATATACTGGACAAATTTACGCTCAGTTACCTGCAAAACATTCAAATGGCAATGCTATTGAACAACTTGAAAATGGTCAATTTTTAAAGTATGACTATGCGGCAGGTTGTGCTAGTGATAATAATGCTTCCGCAGGTGAATGGATGCTAGTATTTAATGAAGAAAAACTTTATGATGAACGTTATCAAAATCATAAAGATTTTGCTATGTTGGCAAAAGATTTTACAGATAAGACAATTTATCCTAGACTATTAAAAACTAATGTTGGTGATATTTTTACAACAAATGCTTTTAAGTCAACTACTGCTACATCAGAAAAACCTTCTGTAGCAGGACCAAATGAACCTATTACAATGGCAGACCTTTCTATTGGAGATCTTGTTGTTGTGGGTGATGATGGATGGTTAAAAAAGAGCACTGCTGAAAAAATAGATAGCTTAGATGCACCTGTATTTAAAGTAGTTCCTCATTTTACACAAATTAAAGATGATGGCAGTATCACCCCAGCCTATGAAACAAAAACAATCAATTCAGAAAGTGTTATAGTATATAATTATACACTGCCTGATATGCAAGATGCTGTAAAATTACAGCGTGTGAAATAATAAGATAGGAGGATATAGAAATGGCTTTAGATAGAACACAACTACAGGCATTAGCTAAGGCTACTGCTAAGGCTTCATTAAATCCTTCTACTGCTTTTGCTTTTGGCGATCAAAAGCTAACTTTCGAAGCGTTAAATGAAACCTATAGAGAAGAAATGAATAAACTTGCTGGTACTTATGCAGAGTATCGTGAGAATAAGAATCTTATTTTTAATCTGATTGAAATTGGTTTAGATGAGATTCTTCCTGCAAAAGTTATGCAGAATTATGGTCAATTTGCTGACGTTAAAACTTATGCGCAGGGTGACAAGCCTGTATTCCGTGTAAGAATTAGTGAAGCTTCTAAGAAACGTGCTAAGAGTTTCGTAACAAGAGTTGGTCTTGCTGGTAGATATGAAGTCTTCAAGCTAGATGGATACACACTTGAAGTTCCTACAGCAGCATACGGCGGAGCAGCTTCTATCGGATTCGAAGAGTTCCTTGATGGACATATCACAATGAGTGATGTTTATGATTTAGTTCTTGAAGGACTTGACGAAGCTGTTTATCGTGAGATTGCTAAGGCTCTTGTTGCTATGGCACAAGATAGTAAATTTAATTCTTATAATAAAGCTAGTGTAGCTGGTTTTGATGAAAAAGAATTTGATCGTTTACTTGCTACCGCAGACGCTTATGGTCAAAGTACAGTTTATTGTACATTTGATTTTGCGGCAACTATGCTTCCCGCAGATGCTAGTAAGTGGTCTGATAATATGAAAGAGGATATTTGGAATAATGGTTACTTTGCAACTTATAAGAGACATAGAGTAATCGTACTTCCTCAGAGTTTTGAAGATGCTACAAATGCAATGAAGGTTCTTGATCCTCGTTATGCTTATATTATTCCTACTGGCGCAGAAAAGCCTGTTAAAGTTGCTTTTGAAGGCCAGACAGCCGTAAGAGAACATGAAAATGCTGATTGGTCAAGAGAGATTCAGACTTATAAGAAACTAGGTGTTGCAGTTTTTAATGTAAATCCTGGAATTTGTGTGTATAAGAATACATCTCTTTCAAAGAATAATGCTTCTGCGGCAGGAATTGGCAAGGATATGACCACAGGTGACTAATAATTAAATATAGGGGAAGAAGACCAATCTTCTTCCCCATTATTTTTATATAAGGAGATACAAGGAGAAAATTATGGAAAAAACTACATTAATTAAAGTTTTAAATAGGGATAACGGTTCTGTTGTTTATTCTATCCCTGAAATGAATGGATTAAGACGAGTTTTTCAGGCGGGAGAAACAAAAGAAATTACATTTGAAGAACTTGAAAAATTATCTTATATTCCTGGTGGAATGGAGTTATTAGAAGATAGTTTAGTTATCTTAAATAATGCATAGGCAGTACATTTAATTTTAGGACATGTAGAACCTGAATATTCATATTCAAAAGATGATATTATTAAACTAATGAAAACGGGTTCTTTAGATGAATTTTTAGATTGCTTAGATTTTGCTCCAGAAGGTGTTAAAGATTTAATTAAAACTTTATCTGTTGAATTACCTTTAAATGACGTTGCTAAGAGAGAAGCTATTTTTAATAAATTAGGTTTTAATGTTGATAATGCAATTAGAATAAAGAGAGAGTCCAGTGAACCAACTGAAGAAAAACCCGTTGTAAAAAGAAGGGTTCAAAAGAATTAGGAAAATAAATCTACTATTCCTACTCGTCGTGTTGTAAAATAAAGAAAGGAGGTGTAATAATGCCAGAGAACTATACACCCTTTTCAGATGTTTATAATAGTTTTTTATCTAAAATTACGGATGATATGTATATGGAACTTACCGTAGAAGATACTTATAAAATATTGTATGAATTAGTGGTTGCCGCCCTTCCTAAATTTTAGTTTCCTCGACAAGATTTATCTTATCAACAAATTTTTATTGAAGGATAGGATGAAGATGATTAGGGGGACTTAGTTTGGGCTTTTGTAAATAAATTAACTCCATAGGAAATAAATATTATCTCTACGTATATGATTGTAGAGTGGGTTGGACAACAATTAGCTTCTATTGAAAATACCCGTATGAAATATAGCGGGTCAGATTTCAAATTTACGTCGCAGGCCAATCATATGCAAAAACTTTTACAAATGAAAAAAGACTATGAGCGGGAAGGCTTCCATTTACAACGTTTATATAAAAGAAGAAAAAAGGATGATACTGGAGTATATAGGTCTACTTTTGGAACAATAATGCAGAATCATCCAGAAGGAGGGGCATCAGTATGGCACAATTATTTTTAAAATACGGTGTCTCTATAGATAAAGAAAGTTTTTCTATAAATATAAAAAGAATTATAAATCAATTATATAAAATACTTCCTATGAGGGAAGAGGGAAAAGATTGGCAAAAACCGTTAGAGACTTTAATTGAATAGTTATGTGGAATGAAAAGATTGTTATATAATCAAGACAGCCTTTTCTTTACTTTAATATGTAAAATGGAGGGATTATTTGATTTAACTGATGACGAGAAAGATATGCCATTATATAGGCGAACAATTTTTGAATGTCTTAGTTTATTAAATAGTTTAAATTATAATGATTTTGAATCTTGATAGTTTAAGAAACAGAGCTACGTTTAAAGATGATAATGAGCATTTCCTTTAGGAAAAGAACTTTGGTCTTAATACTTTACAATCAAGATTGAATATAAGAGGTGGACATGACCAATGGACAAGAATGAGATAGGATAAACTACGAAGTTTATATAGTGCTTTATTCTCATCTTATCAACGGGCAATTGTTCAAAAATATGATGTTAAAAAAGATAGTTTAGCAAAAAATATTATTTCAATAATTACTATATTACAAGATAAAGGATAGTTATCCGATAATTAGAATCAATTTTTAGATAAAATAGAAGGATAGTATAATTTTACTAATACTGACAGAGATTCTTTACAATATATTAGTCAATTATAGAATATTGTAGGCTCTTTAGTTGATACAGAACCTTTATTTAGGTGTTTAATTAACCATGATAAATTAAAGGTTGATTATTAGGATAAAATTATATCTATTCCGTTTATGTAGCCTCCTGTTGGAGAAGATGAATCTATTGAAACTGATTTTCATAATGGAACTGTTTTTAAATGGGTGCATGGGAATAAATAGGAATGGACTCCTGATACTTATTGGATTGTATATATGCAATACTCGTAGGAGACAGCTTATTTTAGAGCAGAGATAAGAAAAGCAGATTAGGAAATTGAAATTATAACAATAGATGATGAAGGTAATGAAAATACAGTTACTTATCACGGTTGGATGACTGGTCCTAATGAAACAACGGCTTTATGGAATACAAAAAAAGGTGTTGTTTGGAATGATATGAATTATACTAAACTATTATATATAACAAAAGACGAAGATACTTTAGCTTTCTTTCAACGTTTTGATAGAATTATAATTAATGGAAAACCTTGGTAGGTACAAGCATATAATGAAAGTTATAGCACAAATAAGCGCGGAGATGCGGAAACCGGTATAATTAGAGTGGCACTAAAAGAGACCTATACGAATACTCCTCAATTTGTAAAGGAAACAATATAGGATTTAGATAAACAACAAGCTGATAAATAGACTTATGACGCTACTCATACATAGGGATATATTGATGGACCTGCGGTTGCCGCACCTTATGACAGATTGACCTACGTAGCAAAGAACCTGGATCCCGCAGATTGGTCTATATCTGATCCTACTCTTGCTAAAATAGTTTCAATATCTTAGGATGGTAAAACTATTAAAGTAGATATAATTACAGGTTATTCCAACAAAGAAGGTTTTGAAATTAGTTATGGTGATTTAAAACTGAAAGTTCCTATTGTATCATTATGAGAAAAAAGGAGTGTATCGTATGAGAAAAGATTTAATATCTTTTAAACCTATCAATTCAACGTTTTTATCATGCGATAAAGATATAAAGAAAATTCTAGAAGCACTTTTTGTTTCAAGCCGTCCTTATAGCGATATATTAAAGAAACTTTTAATTATAAATTCTAAAGATTGTTTAGAAAATAATGCTGAATACCAGCGTGTTATTGATAGTTTTTCTTTAAAAGATTTAATAGATAAAGATTATATTAGATTAAATCCAAAAATATCCAGAGGAACTCATTAGGAAGTAAAAAGTTACATTATTATTTCTTTAGATAATTTTTCTTCAAATTATAGAAATCCTTAGTATCGAGATTATACTATTAATTTTGATATAGTATGTTATAACGATACTTGGATTTTAAATAATTATAAAACTAGACCGTTAATGATTTGTGGATATATAGAAGGAATATTAAAAAATTTAACATCACCTAAGAACGTAAAAAAATCATATGATGCTAATATTAAATTAACTGGCATCGGAGAATATGAATTTATAGGATGTAAACAAGTTGTTTTAAATGAAGATTTATCTATGTATACATTATCTTTTAGAGGGATGCATTTTACAGAAGATATAGGATAGATAAAAACAGATGAAGAATGAACTTTTATATTTATCGGGAAATGATATACCTTTTGAATAGGCAAAATTAATTCTTCATCAACCAACTATAAAAGAAATTGCTTTTATAGGAGAAAAAAACTTTTTTACTGGATGTTAGTTTTTAATATTTTCAAAAGAAAAAAATTTATAGGATAAGGACAAAATTCTTTTAGAAGATTCTAATGATTTTAAAATATTAATGACAATGATAAGACAAGATAATGTAATAGCTAAGAATTATAAAATTTGTATGCATATGGTTCTAACATTAATATTTCCTTAGTATAAAATAGATTTTTTACCTTTAAGTATTAGATTATTAAAAGATAAAGAATCTTTTTTTATAGATGAAAATAATTTTGATAAATTTAAAGAAATTATTTAGAAAATGTTTTGTTTAGGTGCAGGTTAGAATTCGTCAAGGTACAATCCTGGCGGACCACAGGCTGCCGCACTTGTTAAAAAATTTCAAGAGCGAGCAAGGAAATTAGCTAAATTAAAAGGTCAATCGGAAGATTAGATAAATATTTTTTCTTAGTATATTTCTATTTTGGCGGTTGGTTAGCAAAAAAATATGAATTAGTTATTACAATATACCGTTTATCAATTATAGAATGAAATGCGCCGTTTTAGAATGAAAATGGGATATGATATATATATTCAAGCTAGAATGGCAGGCGCACAAAATTTATAGGAAGTTAAAAATTGGATGGAAAAAATTTCTACCGATTAAATTTTTAAGGAGGAAAAAACATGAA